GATTCAATTGTTGTCGTGACAAACAATCTGAGTGTTACAAATAAACCTGTGCGTAAGAAGCGCAAGGTGAAAGAAAAGCCCGCAAGTGTTCTAGTTTCGAAAGTAAAGTATATGAAAGACTTTGCTGAACTTGGATTAACAAGTGTGCCGCCAGAAAAGATGATTGGTGCTTTGCAAGTATGGACTTTCAATACCAAGACTCGCACGTTGTCTGTATATAACGCATACAATGCAAAAGGCTTGAGTGTTAAAGGCACTACACTACAAAATTTTGAAGAAAGCACTTCAATCAGCAAGCGACTCCGCAAACCAGAAGTGACTCTCAAGGATGTTCTTGGTGGCGGTAAGATTATTCTACGCAAGTTGATGGGCGATTTGTCTACGAAAGAATCCTTAGCCACGGGTCGCATTAATGAAGATACTATTATTGTAAGGGTTTCGTAATGAGAGAAGAACTTGATAGAGCATTGTGCGAAAAGTATCCTCTGATCTTTAGGGATCGCAATGCACCAATGACACAAACTGCAATGTGTTGGGGATTCAGCCATGGTGATGGCTGGTATAACATTATCGATGTGCTATGTGGCATGTTGTATAGTGAATATCGACACGCAAAAGGCCGATACGAAAATCTTGTAAAATGGAAAGAAGAAGGTGGTGCGTATCCGTGGAAAGGTGGCGAGTCTATCACCGATGAAATGATTGCCGAAGCAAAAGTAAAGATGGAAGAAGAATCCGAACGTATTCCTGTGGCATCACAAATCAAAGAAAAATTCGGCGGACTACGTTTCTATGTTGACAGAGCCAGCGAAACGCATTATAATTATATCTCATTCGCAGAAAACATGAGTTACCGAACATGCGAAGAATGTGGTAATGCTGGCACGTATTACCCACTTGGGTGGCACCGAACTCTATGCGACAAACATGCGGATGAAGCGTATGGTGAAGAAGCCGCAGAATATCGAAATAAAAAGGGCACATGGTCCGATGAGGAAGAAGAAGCATGATCTTAGTTGACTTGAATCAGGTGATGATTTCAAACCTGATGATGCAAATCAATTCGAATGCATCAAATCAGATTGACGAAAACCTGATTCGTCACATGGTTCTCAATTCGTTGAGAATGTATAACGTCAAATTCAAAGATGAATATGGCGAAATGATCATTTGTTCCGATGATAAGAAGTATTGGCGCAGAGACTTGTTTCCATACTACAAGCATGGGCGCAGGAAGGATCGCGAAGCGTCACCATTTGACTGGAACATGATCTTTGAAACTTTGAATAAAGTCCGCGATGAGATTCGTGAAAACTTTCCATATCGTGTTGTTCAAGTTGAAAAGACTGAGGCCGATGATGTAATCGGTACACTATGTCATGAATATGGGGTTTACCTGAAGAATGCCGATACCGAAAAGATTCTGATTTTATCAAGTGACAAAGACTTTCAACAATTGCAAAAGTTCGTAAATGTTGATCAGTTTAGTCCTATGGCAAAGAAGTTCATTCGTAATACCGAACCCGATAAATTCCTAAAAGAACATATAATTAAGGGGGATAGAAGCGATGGTATTCCTAATTTTCTTAGTGGTGATGATTGCTTTGTTACTGAAAGTCGGCAGAAACCTGTAACTGAGAAAAAACTAAATACCTGGATGGATCAAGAACCTGAGGCTTTTTGTGACGAAAACATGCTGAGAAACTATCGAAGAAATGAGATGTTGATCGACTTGTCCAAGATTCCTGAGGAATATAAGCAAAACATTCTAGATACATATAAGAACGCTAAACAAAATGGTAGAGAGAAGATTTTCGACTATTTAATTAAACACCGCATGAAAATGCTTATGGAACACATTCAGGAATTTTAAATATGGCTATTGATATTGGTAAGATGACATTACCGGAGATTTTAAAACATGTCTCCGATTTACCTGCACCTAAAAGGTCAGACGCTTTGACACAAATTGCAAATCTACGCAAAGAGGTTAAAGTATTGATGTGGTATACTTTTCGTAAAGATGTGACTTTCGATTTACCTGAAGGTTCACCCCCATACAAGGAAATGGAAGTTCCTGCAAATATGGGATTGAATCGCCTACCTTCAGAAATTCGGAAACTAGAATACTTGCTACCGGCATCAAATCTGAATAGAATCAGAAAAGAAAAAATCTTTATTGAGATTCTGGAAGCAGTATCACCTGAAGAAGCAAAACTTGTTATTCAGGTGAAAGACAAGAAATTGTCATATAAAGGCATCAACCGTAAGTTGGTAGAAGAAGCACTACCAGAAGTTTTTCTAGGAGAACCTAATTCATAACGCTATGGCTAAGACTAAAAAATATAACAGTTTTCGCGAATTTTACGAAGACGAAGATCGTCCGCGAAAGAAGGTAAAGCAGGTAAGTGAATCCCAAAAGAAAAAAGATAAGATGAAGAAGCAATTTAAGTTTCTTGATCCGAAAAATATAAGGGAAGAGGACTTTGATGAATTCGAAGATTACCAATAGAGACTATGACGGACTCACTCAAAGAGACTTAGACAATTTAAAGTTTCTGATCAACGCATCCAAAACCACAATCAGGAAGTGGATGGCAGTTGTTGATGAAGATGATATAAATTATGCACTAGAGTTAATGGCAATGTACCATTTACGTATGTGTGATGCCGCGGTAGAAGATTCTGACCTGAAAGAGGCTAGAAAACAACTATCCAAAATCGGCATTCATACTACAAACACCGATATCTGATACTAATTTAGACACCCCAAACCGCCCTTTAGGCGGTTTTCTCGTTGGATTGACACTCTGACACTCACCCCCTAGCAAAAACCGCCTAAAACCGCCCTAAATCGTTGCTTTTTTGCAACATACTGTGTTGTTTTTACCCAACATTGAAAATAACCCTTGACATATCCTCCGAATCGTGTAGAATAGACTCTGTTGATTGAGAAACACGGAGAAAATGATGATGAACGAAGCCCTCGAAACCTTGAAGAATGACATTGTTGCTGACTATGAAGGTTGGCAAACGTTAAGCGGTAAACCTCGCACCGAGATTCAAGCCCGTATGCTTGATGAGTTTATCAATGGCATTCGTATTGATGAAGGTAGCAAGTATATCAAAGTTGTTACTGGTTCTTCCGTTTGGGGTTTCATTGTGAAGACTGATACGGACAAGAAATTCCGTAAAGGCGACATTCTGAAAGCGGCTGGTTGGGCGGCTCCTGCACGTAACGCGGCTCGCGGTAACATTCTGGATGGTGGATACACCGTTCGTTGGACTGGTCCTCTGTATCTGTGAAAAAAGACTTGACAGGTACTTGGATTGTTGATATAATGGTTGTGTTGAAATTGAGAAAGGCAAGTTATGTCCGCTAAAGAAATTGCAATGTTCGGTATGACAAAAGAAGATATCCGTGAAGACTACATGGAAGGGCTGACTGCAAAGTTGTCCGGTCTTGAAATGGTCGTAGCAGGTATTCTTTCTGACTGCCAAGAGTTGACTGCAATGGGTCGAGCCGAAGATGTTCGTAAGCAATTAAATGTTGCGAAGTTTATTCTGTTCGAAATGATGGACGCAAAAAGCACGGAGACTGTATAATGGTTATGCTTGTTATTCGCACTCAATATCACGAAAATTATGGCGCACATGATTGGGATGGTACAGGTGAATGCCCTCAGTATTGGAAAGCAAAAGGCGGTTCCGAGTATAAGATACTTGACGTTCCTCTTAACATAGACTATAATGAGTTTGTGAAGTTTGCTTTGACCGGTATTGAAACTGATACGGATTACTCAAGTGAATACATGGTTGATTGGTCTGTGGAAAGTGATGATTACCTTTCATGGTTTGAGAGGTCTCAGTTACAGTTTGATGGTGCTATTACTAGCAAAGAACCAGCAATGACGTATCAACAAGTTTTGGATAAACAAAAGGAACTAGCATGAGTAAAATGTCTGAAGTTATGATTGATATTGAGGAAATGTATATCGCAGGATATACTGCTACCGAAATTCGCGATTTGAAGGGATGGCCAATGCGTTGGATCGAAGAGGTTATCAATTCAATTGAATATGATGACTCTGGTTATGATGATTCAATGGACGGTGATGCACAATCGGCACTTGCATCGGCAGGTTGGGGTACCGATGAAGACTATGGTGGTTCGGTGGATGATTCATTCTGAAAAAGATTTTTATAGTGAGATCGAAAGACTAAAACTGCGCCAATCTGTTCTCGCACTCAAGCGAAAAT